TCCACGTCCTCGCGCAGCACGGGCGCGCCCTGGGGCTCCAGTGCCTCCAGGATGGCATCGTGCTGATCGCGGATCGGGCGGCGCATCAGGCGCGCCGCACGCTGGCGTGCGTAGTCGAGCGCGGCCTCGTCCGTGCGCGACATCGGCTGTCGGCCGAACGACTCGACGACGTCCGCGAGCTGGGCGCGCGCGACCTCGGGATCTTCGTGCTGCACGGCCTGTCGGATCGCGTCGAGGCCAAGGCCGGCACGGAACGCCACGTCGACGTGCGACCAGATCACGCTGTGCTTGTCGGTGAACCCGGCCTTGTCCGCCATGCGCCGCGCCGTCTTGGTGCCGACGCCCGCCCACCGCAGAACGACCGCCGCCTCGTGTGCCTTGAACAGCTCCTCCAGCTCGCTCCGCTTCGCCGGCGTCACGACCGGGTCAGCGCGGAACATCGCGAGCACGCGTTCCACGAGCGCCTCGCCGTACGTGGCCCAATCCCGGCGCGCCTGACGGATCAGGTGCGCGATCACCGGGTAGCGGGCGTCCTGGTTCGCCTTGCCGGGCGCCGGGTTCTCGGCCTTGGCGAGCATCGTCACGTCGTCGGCGATCTCAAGATGCGCGATCAGCGCCGAGATCACGCCCGCCCGCGGCACGGGCGGCAGGCGGTCGAGGTTCGTCGTGATGTCGAAGCCATGGCGCGCACGATCGATGTGCACGAACAGCCGCTCGCCGTTCGCGTCGTCCTCGCACCCGCAGCCACAGCCGACATCGTGCACGTCAGCACCAGCGGTAGGTGATGATCGCGGGCTCGTCGAGGTCCGGCGTGTTGCCGTCCGTGATCGAGGCGAGCTGGAGCGCGACCGGCGCGCTCATGTGCTCGTACCGGAGCCGGTGGTACGTCACGCCCGCCCCGCCCGTGAGCGCCAGCGTCGCGGCGACCGGGTAGCACGCGGCGACCAGGTCGCCGTTCGGCGCGTAGACGCTCTGGTCGGTGTAGATGTTCAGCGTCGCCGCCGTGACGTTCGCCTTGAGCGTGACGCCGACCTCGATGTACTGCCCCTGGGGCGGCACCATGAAGTCGGTGTCCTTGGACGGCGTCTTGTCCGGCGTCGCCGCCGTCGGGACGTTGAAGCGCTTGTACGTCCGGACGCTTTGTACGCGCCCATACCGGTCGTACACGATGCGCGAGTGCTTGCTCATGGGGTGCTCCTGTTCGACGCGACCCGGTAGATCGTGACTTCGTGGCGCCCCTTGGCGACGGGCGCCTCATCCTCGGCGTCGGGGTCGCCGCCCTCGTCCTCTTGCTGGCGTTCGATCTCGTCGAGCGCAGCATCGTCCAGGCCGTCGCTGGCGCCGCCCGGCCTCGGGGCGCCCGGAGCGCCACCCGCGGGCGTCGGCGGCGGGTTGAGCTTCGCCATCATGGCGGTCGCGAACGATGCGTCCGTCGGCCAGTTCCACGGGTTCGCGTCATGCGCACGCTGCTCCTCGGGCGTCGCCTTCACGTACTCCTTCGGGGTGAGGCACACGCCGAACGGGTCTTGCCCGCGCTCCATGCGCGCCTCGTTGCGCGTCATGTCGACCCGCGTGCGCACCTCGGCAACCGAGGCGGCCTTCACCGGGTCATAGTCGCCGAACTCGAAGCGAACACGCAGGTCGGGGTGAATGCGCTGCGCCGCCGGCTCCAGGCACTTCGCCGCGATGTGCGTGAGCAGCGACTGGAGCCCCTCTTCCTTCGCGAGCGCGATCTCCGTCGTGCGGTTCGCCTCGGACAGGCCACCGGTGGCGCCGCCTCCCCACGGCTTGATGTTCACCGTCGACGGGTCCATGCGGTACACCGCGAGGACCTGGTTCGAGAGGTAGGACATCCACGTCTCAAACGCCATATCCGTCGGGTTGTCCTTGATCTTCACAGGCTTGATGTCGCCGGACGAGCCCATCGGGATCACCGGCACCTGATGCGCGCGCCCCGTCTTGGTCGCCGCGTCCGTGAGCATCCCCATGAAGGCCTGGACGTCGTTCTCCGTGTAGTCCCCCGACATGGCGAAGAACGTGTCGATGATCAGGCCGGTCGTGAAGAAGTTGTGGTTGAAGCCGAAGGCGTCGATCGCTGCGATCACGCTCGAGATCGCCTCGTCCACCTTCGACGGCGGGTAGCCCGCGTACCGGATGTCCGTCCGCGTGATCTGCGGCGCCACGATGAGCTCGTCGCGGGTGTACGCGCGCTCGCACATGCCATCGCGGACGAGCACGTACTCGGCACCGAACAGCGTGAAGTCCATCGCAAGGGACGCGACTTCCAGGAGCTCGCGCTCGTTGCGCACGCCGGCTGCCAGGCGCGCGCCGCCCCCGACGCCCTCCTTCTTGCGCCACAACTCCAACCACGCGAGCGTGGGCCAGATGATGCCGCCGTCCTCGGGCTTGAGCCCGACCATGCACGTCGGGTCGGTCGCGAGGTGAAGCACCTGCACCACCGGGTGGTTGATCGTGAGCAGGTCCTCGGCGAGCGGAACGAGCAGGTCCGCCGTGGTCGTGAAGCCGTACGACGGCGCTGGCGACCGGAGGATCGTCTCGAAGGCGTTGATGTAGCGATCGAAGCCAGCCGGGACGTCGCGCGTCGGGTCGAAGTAGTCCTTGTGGTAGACGTGCCACCCGACCGCGCCAGGCACGCCGTTCCAGCGCTGCGACATCCGCTGCACCTGCGCGTGGCGCGCCGCGTGGATGGACTGGAGCAGGCCCGACGACTCGCGGATCTGGCGCAGTACCGTCATCGGGAGCTGCGGCGAGCTGTGCCCGCGCTCGAGCCCGGCGCCGCCGGCCGTGCGCATCGCGTTCGCCTGGATGGCCGGCACGGCGCTCAGCGTCAGGTGACGCGCCTGCTGCAGGCGCACCAAGTCGAGCGCCTTCGGGTCGACCTCGAGCTTGCCGTCGGGCGTGAGCGTCGTCATCTGCGCGAGCTTGCCCTCGTACTCCTCCACGCTCCGCTTGCGGCGCGCCATCACAGCACCGCGCTGAGATCGAAGCTCGACTCGATGACCCACACGCGCTTGCAGTGCGAGCACTCGTACTCGTGCGGGAGCTCCAGGCGGTCGACCATGCGCAGCTTCTCCGCGGCGAGCCGATGGCAGCACGGCGACATCTCGCCCCCGAGCCCATCGGCCATCCCCTCGTCGGGGTCGACCGCGCCATACCGCGCCCGGACCTCACGCGGTAGCCTCGGGCGCCCGACAACATCCGTCTGATCGAGCACGCGCACCGCCTCCTCCACCGCAGCGATGGGGTCGCGGACCTTGCGCAGGCGCAGGGTCGCCGGCACGACCATCGCGCGAGTCTCGAACGACGCGCGCGAGGTGTCCGCGTTGCGGAAGCGGTCGAGCGCGAGCTCGAAGGCGGTGTTGAGGCGGGGCAGACGCATGGCGGGATCCTCCACCGGTAGCGAGCGAACGTCAACCTCCGCGCGCGCTTTCTCAGCCGTCGTCGCCGGCGGCGTCGTCAGCGAGCCGCATCCCGTTGATCATGCGGTCGAGCGCGAAGTCGGCGTAGAGGTTGGCGTGCGCGAAGTGCGGGTCGGTCTCGACGTGGATGCGGATCCACTTCGACTTGCCCTGCGCGACCGCCTCCCGGTCGCTGGCGAGCTCGTTCGTGATCACCACGCACCTCTGATGCCACAGGTACGTCAGCGCGAGGTCGACGGGCGCCCACTGCCCGGTCGCGAGCATCGCGCTGAACTCCGCGCGGCCCTCGGACGTGCGCGGGAGCGTCTGCCACAGCTCGCCGGGCTTCGGCACCTCGTTCATGCGCTGCTTCCAGCGCCCCAGCGACCACCGGAAGCCCTTGATGTTGTTGATCGTCACGCCCTGCCGGCCGGCGCGCCCCGTCTCACCGTCGGGCACCTTCTTCTTCTTGCGTGCGACGTCGTCGCCCCACGACACGAGCGGCCCGGCGCCGTAGTGCGCGAGCCACACGCGCCCGCGGAAGGCGTTCGCGAACCGTAGCGCCTCGTTGTAGTGCGGCTCGTGGTCGATCACGCACACGCTCACGTCGTACTCGTCCATGAGCTCGGCGAGGCGACGCCACGGGTCGTTGCCCACACGCCTGGGCGAGCCCTGGTACACCACCTCGACGTGGACGGTGCGGAACTTGCCCCGCGGCCCGGGGTTCGCCTCTTCGGGCGCGTCCGACGCCTGCTGCTTGATCACGGCGACGAGGTAGCCGGCCTGGCAGTCGACCCCCATCGCGCACCGCCGTACGTTGCGCTTGCGCCAGTGCCTCGTCATGCGCCCGTACCACAGCGCCGCGTTGGCGATGCACGCGCGCAGGTGCTCCTCATGGACGAGGCGCTGCTCTTCGTCGATGTACGGTAACCCCAGGCAGGAGTTGAAGAACTCCTGCCGATCCGTGTTCATCTCGAAGGCCTCGAGCACGCGACCCGCCGGCCAGTGAATGCTCAGGATCTGCGACATGTGGTAGGACTGCACGAACGCCGTCGGGTTCTCGGCTTCCCACCAGCCCTCGCGCGGGTTCGTGATGATGTGGCCGGTGCGATGGTCGATGTAGCAGGCCATCGGGTACTGCTTGCGCTGCTGTTCGCTCATGCCGCACAACGGCCGCCCGGCGTGCGAGAAGGCGTGCTCCACCTTGCGGCGGAACAGCGGCGTCGCGCCGCGCAGGTCGGCGATGCACTCCGGGAAGTGCTTCGCGAGTACGTACCCGTCGGGGTGGTCCGTGTCGGTGTGGAAGAAGCGTTGCGTCCCGCGCAGGAAGTGCTTGTGGATCGACGTGTTCGGCGCGCTCGCCGTCGACACCTTCACGTCGTAGGGGTCCGTCTGCGCGCTGTACCGCTGCTGGATGCGCTCGATGTCGCCCTCTTCCATGCGGCGCACCTCGTCCATGTACACGCCCTTGAGCGGCACGGACTCGGTGGACGCGAGGCCGAACGAGGTCATGAAGTAGACGAGACTCGCGCCGAGGGAGCGCTTCTTCGTCGCGTCCGATCCCTTCGTCGTCGCGGTGCCCTGGCCAACGAGCGCTGCGACGTGCTCCATCGACATCAGGAAGGGTCGGAACCGGTCGTCGGAGATGTTGTTCGCAAGGTCCGCCGTCGGTACGTAGTAGCCGAACAAGCTCCCATAATCGAGCAACATCCGGCGAACGATGTGCGTGAAGATCCGCGCGGTCTTGCCGGTCTGCGCGCCGGCCATCAGCACGAGGAAGCGGCTGTTGTCCTCGTAGATCTCGCGCAGGTGCTCCCAATCGTCGAACTGGATGCGGTGTCCGCCCTCCGCGCGCGGCTTCTCGCGCTCGACGAAGGCCAGGTCGTTGCGGCCAGGGTCGACGGGCGAGCGGCTCGCCATGAGCCCGCGCAGCAACGCGGCGGCGAGCGCGTCCCCGCTCGTCACCGGCGCGATCGGCGCCCCCTCGTCTCGTCGCTTGCCCACGCCCGCCATCCCTCGCCGCTCCGTCGTTGTGCGTCCGCCGCCCGCCCCGTCTACCCCTTCGCCTGCTCGGCCGTGGCCTTCATCTTCGCCATCAGCGTCGTGACGAGCGCCGCGATGGACGCGAGCAGCCGATCACGCAGCGGCTCGTCCTCGATCAGGTCGTCCAGCGCGCGGCGCACGCCCAGCCCGAACTCCTGCCAGAACGGCTCGATGAGCGTGAGGAACACGCCCTCCATCTTCGCCACCTTCGCTGCGGCGAGCACGTTCTCGGCGAAGCGGTGCATGGAGTCAGCGCCCTCCTTCGCGAGCCGGCGACGTGCCTCGGTGATGTGGTGCGGCTTCACGTCGTGCTCGGGGTCGGGGACGAGCCGAAGCAGCTCGCCGTCCGGGTCACCGCCCACGCGCGCGCTCGGTGGCGCCTCCTCGCGCCACCGGACGCAGGCAATCCGGTGCGCGACCGACAGCACGTAGTCCTCGGGCGCGCCGAGCACGTCGTCGAGCATCAGGCGCTCGGTGGCGATGGCCGGGCGCGGGTCGAGCAGGAACGGGTCCTCGTGCAGCTCGGCGAGACGCTCTGACCGCTCGACCGGCATGTGCGGGAACCGCAGCGACGGCGGCACGCGCTTCTCGATCGCCTTCGCCTCGCGCTGTTGCTGCGCCTCCGCGTGCTCGGGGCAGTAGGGGCGCCCGCGGTAGGTCACGACACCGCCGCGACGGCACAGGCGCACGCCGCGCTCGTCCTCGAACTGGCACGCCGTGCGACGCTCCTTCTCCATCTGCGCGCCCGTCTTGGGCTGCTTCTTCGGCGGCATCGTCGTCGCTCCGTCGTTGTTCGTGCGCGGCCTACGCGCGTGACGCGCCGAGCTCCACGCGAGCCCGGCGCACCGAGGTCACAGCGCCGCGAGGCCCTCGATGCCGACGCCCGCGGCGTCCATCGCGGCCAGGATCTGCGCGGTGCTCAGCTTCGTGCTCGTCGCGTCGATGCCGAACTGCGCGAGGCCGGCGCGCGTCTTGGGCCCGATCTTGCCGTCGGGCGCGCCGACGAACACGCCGTGCAGCAACAGCCGTGCCTGCACCATGCGCTCGGGCTGCGCGTCGCCGACGTGCGTGCCCATCAGGATGCACCCCACCTCGGCCGCGAGGCCGGCGGCGCTCGCGTAGGCGTCACTCTCGTTCTGGCGCGCGAAGAACAGGTCACGCACGGCGCGCAGCGGCCCCTGGTGGTCGAAGTGCCAGGCCTCCGACCGGTCCATGCGCGGCTCCGAGATGATCGGCGTGAAGCCGTGGTCGGCGGCGATGCGCCAGAAGCGCGCGAGCGCGGCGTCACCGGTGACCCCGTCGGCGAACCGGAGGTTGCTCAGCCCGATGTCCATCGCGGCGCCGGCGC